CAAGGTCGATTGTGTAGGAAATGCCATCTGGAGACAGGCTAAAGCCCGCGATCATCCTCTCATTGCCACCTAGCGTGACCAAGCCGCCGATTGATGGGGCTGAAATTACCCCGGCGCAAACCACTAGGCTTTGGGTGATCCTAAAAACCTCGCCTCCTACATCCAACTCCGATGAAGTCGCCAAGTCTGTGACAGACGCAGATACAGCGTTTGTGGCAAGCCCTGTCACGCTTGTCCAAAGGTCATTAATGACATAAGACAAGTCGTTGCCAAAATAGGAAGTAGAAATAGCCCCGCCCACAAAACCACCTCTTATGTCAATCCATCCTTATAAGCCCCTCAAACAATGGAACATTGTCTGATTCAAACTCTCCTTTTTGCCCCCAAAATTTGCTTTCCTTTCCCCGCCTTACCGTAGAGGCCAAAATGATAGGAGATGAGTTAATCGCCCAGAATTGGTCTGCGTCCCTTATAGCCTTAGCCATTTGTTCAACGCTTGGAGCCGTATAGGTAGCAAGCCCCTCAATGCGGATATCTCTTGGACAAAGAACAATGATATTATCTTTACCCAATTCCTTTGCCGCCTCTTGAATGATTTTAAGTGGGCTATGCTGTGTGTTTTGAGAAATTCCAAAAGGGGCAATCAGATGATACTTTTCTGGAAGTCCTTCCGCTTTTTCTTCCCCAAGCCTGTCCAGAATAATGTTTGTTTTGTCTGCGTCTTTGATCCTTGGGTCTGAATAAACAAAATCAGCCCAAGTCTTTCTGCTCTTTCTGTAATCAATATATTTATTAGGCCATACCTCAAGATCAATAATATCTGCATTGAATGGGATTGCTCCCATTGGCTTCGTATAAGATACAATATCAAACACTCCATGATATTGCTCGAAACAATCAAACAAAACCTCATGGCCTTGGTCGGATAGATATTTACAAGCGGGAAGGCATCGAATGATGTCCCCTAGTCTTTGACTATATTTTATGACTTTAGGTTGCATCGTCTACAACGCTTCTGTCTTGGACATGGGCAAAATATCTATTGATCCTAACAGGGCCATGGGTCTTTTGTAATTCCTCCCAAGATTTTAAAAGCCCTGCATAGCCATAAAAATCTTCTTTAAATTCAACTTGGCTTTTTGTCGAATAGGCAAAGTGGTCAAACACTAGCCCCATCTCCTCTGTGATTCCCCTTGGGATTCTGATTGGCTGATGATTTAAAATGGGCGGCTCATGGCTGGTAAACTCAATGCCTTCCCCCCATTTCCATGCCCTATACCATTCGTAAGGATAAGCCCCAAGGCCAGAGCGTGAAACCACAACCTTTTTTCCTATATGATAGTGGCAAAAAAATTGTGCCGTGGTTCCGGGTGTTCGGTCAATCAAAAGCCTGTAAACATCTTCCATCTGTTTTTCTGTCCAAAATTCGTCAGCGTCTTGCTCCATAACCACCCCGCAATCCACTCCATTAAGAGCATTGTTTACCATCTCGATCTTCCCATTGAAGGGCTTGTTTTGAGAATAGATTTTAACCTTATCGTGCTTTAGGTTTTGCAGATATTCATGCGTTCCGTCTATGGATAGAAATTCCTTGTGCCATTTGTCGGGAACTTGCTTGCACCATCTTGTGCAGTTGATCGGGTTGCTTACTCCCTCCACAATCCTCCATTGCCAAGGGATAGTTAGCTTTTGATAAATTTCTAGCTTTTTGCTTATGAATGGCTCGCCATTTAAGACGATGGTGAAGATGGTCAACATACTTTTATCCAGCATTGGCCATAAAGCCCAAACCCATGCAAAAGCTCATTCACAGCTTTCATTACCTCTTGGAATGTTGAGTTATAATCATGCCCAGCCAATATCCCGCCAACCCTAATTTTGGGTAGCCAGTTTTGAATGTCTTGCTTTACTGCCTCATAAGAATGATCGGCATCTATAAAAACACCATCCAAGGAGCCATCTTCAAACAATTTTGATGCCTCGTTGGTTGTCATTCTGTGGGCATGATAAAGGCCATTGAGGGGAGCCATGTTTGAAATAAACTTTTCATACAAGCCATCCGTCATGCTTTCCGCATGCTCTTGTGATCCTTTCCAAGTGTCCACAATATGAACTTGGATGTCTTTGCTTTTGTTTTTTGCCTCGACAACTAGGAAGGCTGAACTTCTACCTTTCCAAGCCCCAAGCTCAACGATGGCTCCATTGTCCCTGCAATTTTGAACCATGGTCTTATAGACATAGGGGTCGGTAAACCAATTTTCTTCGAAGCATTCCCTTTCATAAATATGCTCGATCATTTTCTAAAGATGGCACTTCCATTCCTCCAAGATTGCTCCTCCCATAAAAGATCATGCCCCGATGTTTTTAGCCATTGATAATTGCCATAATTCTTTATGTCGTTTGTATCGTCTAGGGCGATGATACCGCCCTCTTTAACCTTGGGAAGCCAAACCATAAAATCAGCTCGCCCAGAAAATGCCCCTCCATCTAATAGCAGAAAGTCGGCTTCGTCTTTAATGGTTGGATGCCCCCAAGTATAGTTTTTAGAAACCCTAAAATCTTCTTTGTGCCATTCAATAATCTGCTCAAGGGGATATTGGTTTAAGTTGGTTCTTGTCGTTCTATAAAAATCTTCAACATCCTTTAGGCTCATCCACATCATCGGATTGCTGGAAAGCCAGTTGATTCCCATTCCGCCCTGTCTTGAGTCTAGATTATATTTATGCCTTGCTATTCTGTCTGGGTGAATCTCAAAACTAAATAGTTCCATTGTTTTAATACATTGCGTGGAGCCATCCCCTGTTCCGCCCCCTATCTCAACCCCAATGGGAAGCCCCTCGCTGTATTTTGCTAAGGCTTGGCCGAATGGATCGTTAAGGGTTATTTCTTGCATTTTGGTTTTAATGAATTTTTGATGGCCTCAACAATCACATAATTGATGACTGCCTCTTTGTCTTTGGCAAGCATTTTCATTCCAATTTCATAGAGCTCTTTCCCCGCCTTTTCATCATACTCAATATCAACAAGCACATATTTTGTTTTGTCTAGGCGTGATTTGCCAAACTTAATTATACCAATACCCTTGGCATCTTCGCCTTTTTTGGCTGACCTAATTCCAATTTGCGGCTTTTCTTTTTTCATAGATGGCTTTTCCTTTCTCATAAAATTCTGGCTTGTTGTGGTGCTTAATTAGATCATCCGGCTTTCCGCCTGTAAAGAGAGGGTTTTCGTGTTTGAATTGAATATGTTTGGCTTCAATCACAACACCATCACCATAAGCCCTTTCCGTAAATTCGTTGTCTGAATAGATGCCGTCACTCTCTTGGTAATCGGGGTGAAACATATACCCGCCCTGCCTTTCGAGCCTCTTTTGCGTCATAATCGCCATACAAAGGAGTTTATCCGTCCGAAGCCCATCAGATATTGCCAAGACTTTCTCCTCGTTTGTAGCCCCAATAGCGGTCGAAATTAGGGCATCCCAATGTCTAGGCGGACTCCAATCGTCCGACATTTGAACCAGAATATCTCCTTTCGCCATTTTTGCCCCATAATTCCAAGCGTTGACGATCCCGCCGGGGTTGCATCGGATGGCTTGATGAGGGGTGTAATCTTGGGGATCATCGTGATCAACCACAAAAATCCACTCAACCTCAAGAGGGTTTTTTGCCAACATCAGCCATTGTTGCCTTCGTTGCCAAGCAATCTGTGGCCTACCCTTGGTTGCATGAATGATTGAGATTTTGGGGGCTGGCCTTGACTTCTTGATTTTTTCGGCTTCCTCTTTTTTCCCAACACAAACAGAGGCAGTTTCATAAATGTCCAAAGATTGCCATTGATAAATAGCTTCGACTAAATTCCAGTAATGGGCAGTTGGCCTTGGTAAACTCATCGCCGCCCTTGCCGCTCCCCAGACCTTTGCCCATTGTCCCCTCGCAGAGTATTCAACCGCCATCCAATAGTGGGCTTCCCTGCGATCTGGCTGAATGGCGATAGCTTCCCCAAGATATTTTAGCTTCTCCTCGCCTGTCGGGGCGCATCTTCCCATGTTGCAAAGAACATCGTATCGAAGCGTATCCTCTAGCTCTTGAAATTGAATTGCCAGCTTACCATACTTTAAGCAGTCCGCCCAATTCTGGGTTAAAAAATGCTCTTGTTGGGTATAGTAAAGGGCGTTTGGGGTTGGCTCTAGGGTGTCTTTAAGAATTGCAAAATTTCTATCTGCCGAAGTCTTTTTGTATCCCTTGGGATTGTGAACCCTTACAACCTTATCTATGCCAAAAATCTTTGACTGATCCTCGGCTACAAGCATTTCGTGAACCCGATTCTTCCACTTGCATTTTCCCCTTAAGGAAATCATCTCCCTTAGTGGGATCAAACCAGCGTTAGCCACGAAATACCTAAACGCAATAAGCTGTGCGTTCCTTTCCTCTGCCTTAGTTATAGCTTCATCAATAACCGCCTCTGCCCCCGGTTGCATCTCATCATCGGCATCCACCCACATTGCCCACTTCTCGGAACAAGCATCCAAGGCCGTGTTCCTTGCGGCGGCAAAGTCATCTATATGAGGCCAGTCCGTTCTTTGATTCTTATAATGAACAACTCTAGCACCGTGAGCCAGTGCAACTTTTTCCTCCTCGGCTGTCGGATTGCTCCCCCCAGCCAAGCAAACAACAAACTCCTTCGCAATGGGCTTGAAGGAGCTAAGGCATCTTTCGAGATATTCGGCTTCATTGCCGCCACAAATAATATAAACGCTTAAAGGATTCCGCATAAGAGGATTTCTTGATTAAGGATTTATTCTAAGGCTTTGTCAATGCTTCCTGCAAATCCTCGGCGGCGGACATATCCGAATAACTTGGAAGGTCGTTTTGTTCTATTGGTTTTGAGCATCCCGAAAGCAGGATGCAAACCATAACTATCTTAACCATAAAAAAAGAGGGGCTAGAGTTTTTTAGGCTCTAGCCCCTCCAAGGAACCACACAATCTATTCTTTAGGCGAAGCTGGTGGTGATACGCACACCCGCATTCGCATCAATCAGCTTCTCAGCCGTGTTCATGCGAACCCGAAGCACATTGCTCCGGCGAGCCTCATCACGATAGCTCTCGGAGACGAAGCCTCCGGGGGCATCAACCGACCAGACCAAGGTGCGCCCGATTCCACCAGCGGTGAACTGGCCGCTCTGCACATTGGCAACGGTGATGTAGCTGTTGGAGAACACAAACCCACCAGAGTAGGCTTTGTTCTTGTTGGCCGAGTTGATCGCCGCGCGACCAACGAGAACCTTCTGAACGCCAAGAGCCGCCGCGATTTCAGCCTCGGAGAGCAAGCGACCGCCAGTATCGGAGATAACCCCGAAGAACTGATTCTGGAGCTTGGTAGTCCGGCGGATACGCTCGAACACAGGGGCGGACATGATAACCGTATTGGCCTCATACCCTAACTTGTTGAGTTCGGTGCGGGCATTCGCCACATCGCCAGCCACATCAATATTGCCAAGGTTCGCATTGGTATATGCGGAGATGGCGGATTGGTCGGAGGTGGTGAAGGGGGTATTGCCAGCATTAACGATGTCGTTCACACGCTTCTCATGGCCGAGCTTGATTTGGCGGAGGAGGAAGCGGGCAGACGAGGCTTCGAGATCAAAAAAGCGATCAGCATCAGCGCGGAAGCTGTCATCAATTAGCTCTTCGAGGCCAAACTCGACCGTGTCGTAGGTATCAGTCCCAAAAGCACGGATGGCACGAGCGTAGCCCGAACCAGCGTCACGCGCTTTGGAATCGTTGTTGAGGAGGTCGGCCTGTGCCAACTGAACCTTGAGATACTGACCGCTTTTGGCGGGAACAGGCAGAAGGGGGAAAATTTCCGCACCGATCAGCCCGGTATCGCCATTGGGGGCTTCCACCAACGCTTGGTTGATGTCTGCCCGAATCGTTGCACCAGAGATATAGCTCATTTTCTTATTCTTTCTTTGTTTGGGTTAATCCTTAGAACATCGGAACGGCGATTTCGATGACAGCCGAGGTGGCGGTGGCCGCTTCGAGAGCGACACCAGCCGTAACCAGATTAGCCGCCAGCGTGGTCACTTGACCAGCCGCATCAAATTTCACAACATCACCGACCGCCGCCGTGCCGGACACGGTTGCGAAGAAGGTGGGGTGGAACAGCTTTACGGTCACATAACCGCCAGCCGCTCCGTCATCAATGGTGGCTCCGATGGCCTTGGTTGATCCAGTCACAGCCACATCAATCCCGCCAGCCGTCACCGTGGAGGGCTGAACAAGGCGATAAGCCGAGATAGCGGACGATGTGCTGAACGTCCGAAAATTATTATCAATATTGGTGCTCATTCTATTTTATCCTTTGTTAGATTTTGCTGATGCCACGGCCAAGAGCCTCGGCATATTCTTTTGGGTTGGAGAGCATGACGGCTTTCATGGCCTTCAGCTTTGAAGTTCCGTAATCGGCATGAGCCGCCACAAGAGCCTCAAAATTTTTCGGCTCATCATTCTTGGGAGCCTCTTCAATCACCGGGGAAGCCGGAACAGGCTTGATGCCGAACTCGGTGAGAACCTTTTTCACAACCTCGGACATCTCCTCGGTCTTGGGCTCTTGCTTTTTCGCCATTTCCTCTTTCGGCTCAACCTCGACTTCAATCTTGGGAACCGAATCCTCTTTTTTCTCTTCTTTGGGAGACATGGCCTCTTCCAGTTTGGCGAGGCGCACCTTGATATCTTC